ATCGGGCTACGCGGCTCAGTAATTAGGCGGCACCCTTGACCGGGTGCCTTCCTGAACCCCATTTCAGAAAGGAGTAACAAACATGGCATACGATTCTTCAGTCCTTAACATGGTTTCCTACGGGCCCATCGCCACGGGCTCGCGCAAATGGACCCACACTTCCGCCGACACTGGCGCGACGGTTGACACGACCGGCTTTATTACCGACGGCGGGAACCGCGGAATGAAAGTGGGCGACCTGGTGGAACATACCAATACCAGCACGAACATCGTTACACTGCACCGTGTAATGACGGTGAGTGCGACAGCCCCCGGTGCCGTTGACTTGAGCGATACCACGACCATTGCAAGTGGCACCAACAGCGATTAAAACTTGATGTTTTACAAGGAATAGTGCTACCATTGGCGGGCGTAGAGATATGCCCGCCCTTTTTATTCCAGGAGCCCGATACATGACAAGTCCAATAAACGCACAATGCGTAAAGAACAATGCAGAATATGTACGCACTATACATATCGCAACACCCGCAGCCGGTACCAAATACGAGGATATCTTGGGTGCCGAGTACTGGAAACACGTTGCAGCGTTCTTCCAACCACATAGCCGTATCGAGGTAGTACCGGAGGATGGTACATGGTTCGCTGAACTCTTCATCGTATCCTGCGGGCGCAACTGGGCCAACGTCTTGCCCCTGCGCCACGTCGAACTGGCAGCCCCCACCGCAGCCCCTGAAACCGACCCCAAGTATAAGGTTCAATGGCGCGGCATGACGCACAAGCATTCAGTCGTGCGCGTATCAGACAAGGCAGTAATCAAGGAAGATTTTCCGACCGCAGCCGAAGCCGCCAAATGGCTTGAAGAATACGAAGCGACGGTCGCCTAATTGACCACACAACTAACACTGTATAACGACGCCCTCGGGCACATAGGGGAGCGGCAATTAGCGTCCCTATCCGAGAACGTCGAACCCCGCCGGGTTCTCGACCTCGTATGGCCGGGAGCCCGGAACTATTGCCTGGAACATGCCCACTGGAAGTTCGCACAACGCACTTCCGCGATCAGCTATTCGCCGTCCGTTACCCCGGCATTCGGTTATAACCGCGCATTCGAGAAACCCACCGACCTGGTGAAACTCTCCAAACTGTGCGCGGATGAATTCTTCCAGTTGCCGCTTACCCAGGTAGTCGAAGAAAACGGTTTCTGGTTAGCAAATCTCGATACCCTTTACGTGAGCTACGTGTCGAACGATACCGCTTACGGGTACGACTACTCGCTATGGCCGGAAACGTTCAGCCTGTACGTTTCCCTGTATCTCGCCTTGCGGATCGCCCCGCGCATCGCCCCGACAAAGGATTTGCGGATTATTACCGGTCAGTACGAACGCGCGAAGGAAGACGCCCAAGCCAAGGACGCAATGCAGGGACCGACACAGTTCCTGCCAGCGGGTTCGTGGATTCAGTCCCGCATGGGCGGTTACCGCGGGGACAGGGGATTCAGGAATACGTTCTATGGCGGATGATGTCATCCTTGCCTTTAACCGGGGCGTAGTAAGCCCCCTGGCGCTTGCACGTACCGATGTCAAGCGCGTTGCCATGTCCGCGGAAGAACAATGTAACTGGATGCCCCGCACGCTCGGCCCCATGTCGGTACGCCCAGGGTGGGAATACCTCGGCGCAACCAAAAGCAACGCCGCGGCGCGTTTCATCCCGTTTGTTTTCTCTACCACCGATACCGCCCTGGTGGAACTTACCAATAACGTCATGCGGGTATGGGTTGGCGATTCGCTCGTTACCCGCCCATCGGTAAGTACAGCGGTTGCGAACGGGGACTTCACCAGCAATCTTACAAGCTGGACGGACAACGACGAGGGTGCAGCCGTATCCGCCTGGGATTCAAGCGGAAGTATGTCTCTGCTCGGTGGCGGGACTACGGCAGCTATCCGCGACCAGACACTTACTATTGCCCTCGCCGACCAGAACGTGGAACACGCATTGCGGATCGTGGTTACACGCGGTTCGCCGTACCTGCGCGTCGGGAGCACATCCGGCGGCGATGAGTACGTCACCGAAACGCAACTCGCCAAGGGTACCCATTCCATTACCTTCACGCCGACCGGCGCGAGCGCATACGTGCGTTTCTTCAACCGCGACGACTACGCCGCCCTTATCGATTCGTGCAATATCGAAGCCGCCGGCACGATGGAAATAACCACGGACATAGGCAGCAGTATTTTCAACAGCATCCGGTACGACCAATCGGGAGACATCATTTACATGGCGTGCGGGCTTACACACCGCCCTATGCAAATAGAACGCAGATCGACGAATGGCTGGTCGCTGGTCGATTATGTGTACGAAAGCGGCCCTTTCCGTGCGGCGAATACCTCCCCGGTTACCATTGCGACCAATGGCGTGAACGGTACCGTTACCCTGACCGCATCGAAAGCCCTTTTCAAATCCACACAGGTAGGCGGGCTGATAAAGGCGACATCTTCCGATCAGGTCGTCTATACGACCATCAGCGCGGCGGACACGTACACCAATCCGATACGGGTTACCGGCATAGGCACTGGACGCGATTTCTTCCTGTCCATAACAGGGGTGTGGGTAGCCACTGTAACCCTGCAGCGTTCCGTAGGCGCGGTCGGTGCCTGGACGGACGTAAGCAGTTACACGGCGAACGCAACCGCCACCATTAGCGACGGTTACGATAATCAGATCATCTATTACCGGCTGGGCATAAAGGCGGCCAGCTACACGTCGGGCTCGGCTACCTGCGCGTTGTCCTTCGCCGCCGGTTCGATAACGGGTATCGCCCGTATCGTGGCGTATATAAGCGAAACATCGGTAACCGCAACGGTGCTACAGGATTTCGGTTCGAACAATGCCACTTCGGACTGGGCAGAAGGCGCATGGTCGGACCGTCGGGGATTCCCGTCGGCGGTAGCGTTTTTCGGTGGGCGCTTGTGGTGGACGGGCAAGGACAAGACATGGGGATCGATAGTAGACGCTTTTAATGACTTCGACGAAGACTATGTGGGAGACGCCGGACCGGTAAACCGCAGCATCGGTTCCGGGCCGGTGGATTCGATTAACTGGTTGCTCGCGTTAAAAACGCTTGTCCTGGGCGGGCAGGGCGCGGAATTCCTGTGCCGTTCCACCAGCCTGGAAGAACCTTTGACCCCCACCAACTATAACATCCGTTCGGAAACCACCTACGGATCAGCTAACGTCGCGGCAGTAAAGGTAGACGCGAGCGGCATTTTTATCGACCGTACCGGCTCGCGCGTCATGGAAACCATAACGGATTCCGCCACATTGCAAACACAGGAGCTGAGTGTTATCAACCCCGAGATATGCCTGCCCGGAATCGTGCGCATGGGGGTGCAACGGCGCCCCGATACCCGTATCCACCTGATACGGTCCGACGGCACCGTGGTCGTGCTGGTGTTCGATCGCGCGGAAGATGTCAAGTGCCTATGCACGGTTGAAACTACAGGCACAGTGGAAGATGTGGTCGTGCTTCCCGGAACGGTAGAAGATAGCGTTTACTACGTCGTGAACCGTACCGTCAACGGTTCGACGGTGCGCTACCTGGAAAAGTGGGCATTATCAAGCGAAGCGATAGGCGGCGTCACGAACAAGATGGCGGACGCTTTCTACGAATACTCGGGGGTATCCACCGCCACCATAAGCGGGCTCAGCCACCTGGAAGGGGCAAGCGTAATATGCTGGGCGAACAGCAAAGACCAGGGGACGTTTACGGTATCCGGCGGGTCCATCACCCTGCCCGAAGCCACCACCTACGCAATAGTAGGACTGTCTTACGAAGCGCGGTTCAACAGTGCCAAGATAGGCGTAGGGGTTTTCGGGCTGGCGGCAATGAACAAAACCAAACGCATAGCCAAGGTCAAACTGATACTGGCGAATACCCACTACCAAGGGCTGCAATATGGGCAGGACGCCGACCACCTGGACAACCTGCCCCTGGTAGAGAACGGCGAAACTACCGCCGCCGATTATGTGTGGGGCAGCTACGATCAGGACTCGTTCCCGCTGAATGGTAGCTTCCAGTCCCCCGACACCCGCCTGTACCTTCGCGGGCAAGCCCCCCGGCCCTGTACGGTAATGGCCGCGGTCGTGGAGTTGGACAGTGGGCGTTGAGATACGCACGGCAACGCAGAAGGACGCGGAAATGTTTTATGGCGGGAAGCCGCTAGTATCA